ACGGTACTAGCTTAGTGACTGGAGGTAATGCTATTCGCGGAGCAGTTGATGCAGTCGGTGATGCTGCAGGTAGTGCAGTGAATGCGGCTGGCAATGTTGCTGGCAGCGCGGTGAATGCGGCTGGCAATGTTGCTGGCAGCGCGGTGAATGCGGCAGGTAATGTTGCAGGAGGCGCGGTGAATGCGGCTGGCAATGTGGTTAATAAAACAGTGGATGCGGCAGGAAATGTGGTTAATAAAACAGTGGATACTGCCGGAAATGTGGTTAATAAAACAGTCGGTACAGTAGGCAATGTCGCGACGGGCGCAATTGGCGCAGCAACTAATCTCGCAACGGGTGTATTGGGCGCAGCCACTAACGTCGCTACTGGCGCAATGGGTGCAGTAAGCAATGTTGCAACCGGTGCATTGGGCACAGTCGGTAATGTTCTTGGTGCAGCAGGAAATGTTGTTGGTGCAGGAAATGGGGTGCAATCTGGTTCTATGAATCAGGGGTCTATATCAGGGGGCATGCAGCAACCTGCCGGCGGACTTCAACCTCCAGTGAGCGGCAGCACCAGTACAAGTGACCCGTATTCATACTACGGGAAATTACCCGCAAAGAATTCGAACGATTTCATGCCCATTACTGCCAATTTCAGTAGTTTTGGTAAATAGAAATGCAGGCATTGGTGAATAATTTTATGAATCATAATATTATTCGTTTGAATGAAGTTAAATAATTATGATGATTATATAATATCTGTAGTATGGAAACGGTATGTATGAATGAAATGTTTGATAGACAAGAAATATCAAACGAAATCAAACAACATCTGTTGCAATTTGAAAATAGAATAACCGATATAAATTACAAAAAGGGTATATACATATACGGTACGCCAGGGTCCGGCAAAACCGAATTCATATTCCGGTTATTAAAAGAGTTGAATTATGATATGGTGCGATATGATGCAGGAGACGTTCGAAATAAAGCACTCATTGACACAATTACCAGTAATAATGTATCCAACCGAAATGTGTTAGATATGTTTACAAAAAAGATAAGAAAAATCGCAATAGTAATGGACGAAATTGATGGTATGAATAACGGCGACAAGGGCGGAATCACGGCATTAATCAAATTAATTCGTCAAAAGAAAACGAAAAAACAGCGTCTAGAAAACACATGTTCGCACCCAATTATTTGCATTGGAAATTATTACATTGACAAGAAAATAAAAGAGTTGATGAAGGTATGTAATGTATTTGAGCTGAAAACCCCGACGAGCAATCAAATTGGTAAGATATTGACACAAGTAGTTCCAATCGCAGCTAGCATGGGCAAACAACAATTTAACGATATGCTAATGTATATTCAAGGCGATTTACGCAAACTCCGGTTTGTATGCAATTCGATGAAAAACCGACCGGAATTGCTTACAGATGGAGGCCTATTAGAATTATTTCGAACAAAACTCTATGACGAAGACTCAAAGAAAATTACACAGTCGCTGTTATCCAAAAATGTAGCATTCAACGAACATGAGTATTATATGAATGAAACCGACAGAACCATTGTTGCATTATTGTGGCATGAAAATTTGATAGATATTTTATCAAAACTTGACAAAGGGGTCACATATCCGCTGTATTATAAAATTTTGCAAAATATTTGCATAGCCGATTATATTGACAGAATCACATTTCAGCGACAAATCTGGCAATTCAACGAAATGAGTTCATTGATTAAAACCTTCTATAATAATAAAATCTATCACGATGCTGTCAAACAACAGTCTGTAAAGAATTTACCCGATATTCGGTTTACAAAGGTGCTTACAAAATATTCGACCGAATATAACAACATGCTCTTTATTTATAATTTGACCCAACAGCTGGATATGGATAAAAAGGACGTAATTTCATTGTTCCAGGAGTTGCGACTTTATTATGGCAGTGATTTCAGCAACAGCATTGAGACGTTAACCGACATAGAAACGGTATTTGAACCATACGGGCTGTCAAAACTAGATATTAAGCGTATATATCGATACTTAGACCGTACTGTGAAAAAAGACGCACTGATTACGCTAGACGAACTTGGTGAAGATTTCGATTAGCTCGTCTACATCAATTTGCATCCCTTTCCCCATTCCTAACTGCAGTATATTACATAACGTTTGATGTAATATACGACCCCTGCCGACTACATGGCTTAGATTTTATCCGTGGCTTGGATTTTATCCGGAAGAAGTTTACTTTGAACTAATATAACCCCGTCCTCGATTGTTTTCTTGGCCTCACTAATGGCTGTCTCCATAGTACGTACAACGTGCTGTAAATGATTGCATGCAGCTTCTAACTGAGCATTTTGTTGCATTAATTTTGCGTTTGCTTCTTGCAGCTGATGAATAATACTGACAACCTGGACACTTGTTAATTGTATCGGCGGTTTGCCATCACCCTGTTGTAACAGAATTTGTCCATTTTGTTGATTTTTTTCATTTTCCTGACGAATCATCTCCTCGCGTTCTTTAGTGATTTTTTCAATTTGTATTAACACGTCGGGTTTCATTTTAGGCAGACCTGGCTCATAATTTGCCAATAATGCATCGATATCTCGCAAGAAGAAGTCTTTAATCGGTTGCTCGTCTGGACGACGAATAAACATATCCACGGTTTTAGGCGATTCCTTGAAATAATCTGGATGAGCAGTTTTAAACATCTCACGCTTATCGAATGTATTGTGTTCATGTGAAAATACTAGAATTGTTTTTAGAGGGTCGAGCTGAACAAACGGCACGGTATAATCTTTGAGGAATGCGCGTTCTTCCGCCAATGCGGCATCATCATTATACTTGGTATCTTTTAGTAGCTCGGCTTTAAATGCAAATGTGCCCGCGGTAGCATGAGTTGGTCCATACGGTCCTGCCTGAATCATTTTACCCATGGTTTTGAAATACAAATAAATCTCGCTTGCACCTGCACACAATGCCTTTTCATTTTTTTGTAGCATCTCTACAGCATGAGATACGCGTTCCGGAGGATAATAGTCGTCATCGTCCATATAAACAATGATAGACCCTTTTACGTGTTTATGCATATAATTTCGCTTGGCACCCAATGCGATTTTTTTGTCGATTTCAAAATAGCGGATTTGTGGAATATTAGAGGCCTCAATTAAATCCTTGATTTTATCCGTGCCATCATCAACAATAATCCATTCCATACGATTCTTGGGATAATCCTGGTTTTTAAAACATTCAAACATGGTTTGAATGAATGGTCGACGATTGAATGTGGGTGTACATATCGATACAAACGGGAGGGTACTGTCGGCACCTTTTTTATTCGTTTTTTTGGGCATGATGTAAAGAATATAATAATGTGTTTATATCCTTGAAATAACAATTAGTTTTACTGAACTGTTTGTTATTTATGGTTCGCTTGCTACTGGATTTGCCACACCGGTATTCAGGAAAATTTCGGGTTGCGGGGTCGTATTTGCAATGATAGCCTGCTTAATGATATTCGCCTCATTTGCCACCGGTATGACAGGTGGTGTAACACTAGTAGATTCGGTTGCATGTGCATCATGATTTATATAATTAACTATGCTTACCCACACTAGAATTGCTAGCGCCATAGTAATAATAATGTTAAAAAATATAAGAAGGCTACGATTTTGCATGGTATTTGAAAAGTTATTTGTCATGTTTATAGACGAAATAAAGAAAATGACAAAAAATATGGCCTTTAGTAGGTGTTCTTTCACATAATCCATTATTTTGAATATAACACGAAGTATGGATAATATAAACGCCATCAATCCGCCGCTATTACACATATCTTCTTCTTGGAATCCTGCATTCGCATTTCGTAAATGCTCATCAATATCTTTTCTAGCACTTGACCATCCCCAACTTATTCCTCCATAAATATACACACCGAATAATGAATATATTATCAAATATAACCCACAAATAACTGCTCCCATAGGTACACTGATAATAATTGCAATGAGAAATCGAAAGAACAATTTAAAAAATGAACCAATTGGATTTGCGATTGCGTTCACGATAGACACTACTTCTTCGGCATCATGTTTAACTTCACCAATAAAATTTAGTGTGAACATGGAAATAATGAACAATATAAATACAATTCCAAACATCAGGTTGATAAGCATGTTTCCGGTAGCATCAGTCAATAAATCAATAAAGAAGTTTTTGAATGCTACAGCAAAATTTTTCGTCCAAATCAAACACAATGCATATATAAGTATAAACTGACATGTTCCGTTCAAAAACCACGATGTTGCATTCGGTATCCATTGTAATAAGAGCTGATCCAGTTTTTCAGGAAACCACAATGCAAATTCGAATAAATATAATAAAAGCTTACCTATACTACCATTAAAATTTTTTAAGAGTTCTATTCTAGAAAAAGCCGGAATTTCTTTGCCGGTATCTTTTGCATAATGCATCAAATAGTACCAGTTATATACCATCCATGAACTAACGACGGCAGATTCTACTAATGCAATTTGGTTTCGCACAATCGCAATATCCTTGTTTGTCGCGGTATTTACCGATATTCCATTAACGATACCTGCAGCTATTTTTTGATTTACAGAATTTATTGCGTTATACACAGAATTTATGCCGCGTATAATTTTTGCTTTCACATTGAATGATTTATTTTTAGGCTCTTTCAAATTATCGCGTCCTTCGTATTCAGAATCTTCAAAATAATTTTTCGCACCTTCTACGGTTTTACCAAACATCCGCTGTTTCCAGTATTCTACACTAAAAATAGAAGGCAATGAATCTTCGGGCAACGAAGCATCATGACGAGCAGATGTACGGGCATCCACAATAGGCGTCTTGCTATTCGGTGTATTTGTTAACACGTCAAAATCCGCCATTCCGGTAATATTTTGCTTCTGTTTCTTCTTTCTTATTTTCTTTATTTTTTGAATCATATGTGCACTTTGGAAGTCATCAACTGGCTCATCAATGATACTACTAAAGGACGTCTCTATAGTAGGAATATTATTGTGTATTGTATGTTTTTCCGTATTGCCCAACATATATATTCGTTATTATATATATTTTGTTATTTTTTTTTAGGTCAAACTACATAAATATTGGAAGTAATTGCATTATATTGACTATCTTGAATATAACATCGCACAATTACCACCAATAAACGAGAGAATATTATATCTTTCCTCAAACAATGTCAGATTGTAATTGTATTCGAATAATCGCCAGTTCGACTTACGCACACCAATCGGTTCACCTGTTTCGGCGTCACATATAATGTCATATCTAGAACTATCATAATCAATAGACGGCGAATATGTATTAATTTCTAGCTCGATGGTTTTGAATTTACTTAAGTTAATTGCACCTGATGGCTGGTATTCAAATGGACTGGTATTCAAACAATAATTATAACAATATAATCCTTCGGTCGCTGCGCCTGCAGTTCGCGTATATTTTTCAATGTAATCGTATACACCTCGTGTCATCAAATTTTCTCGGTAGTCGCCATTTAATAAAATACCTAACGTTTCTAAGATTTCTTTTCGATTTTCATTGTGATATATACCAGTAATCGTTATACCGCTATTTGCACTAGTCGCATTAAGATTTGGATTGACTGCCATACCATATGACAAATCTAATTCCATTCCTAAAAGAGGTTCAAATGGGGCCAATGTAATATTCGATGGTAGTTTGTCGTATGGCCAATTTGTATAATTACTCCATTCATTGCGTAGGTTCACGTCATTTCGTTGCATATACCACATCCAACTTGCAATCATACCGTTCGAATTAACTTTTATTCGTTTTGACCCGGTTACGTTTTCATATTTGTATTCAAATACATCCTTAATTAAGTATACATGGTCCTCGGCCGCGAATATTTGGGTTTCTTCCTTCGATAAAAAGCAATATGTTGCCAATAAATGGATATCGGCATTCCACGTGAGAAATCGGGTTTCATAATCGGCCGGCTGAATATATCCGGTGGGCGGAGTTTGAAGAAATCGATACATTTGAAATCTGGATTCATTGAAATCTGGTTGTATATATGGATAGTTATATTCCACATCAAAAACGTCTCGAACTTGAAATAGTTCTTGTATAGGGCGCATGGTAATTGAAACAACCAATTCGTTATATTGCAATGCAACCAACGGGAATGCACAAGTGCTGTTGAGGGTGAACCATGTATTGATAGGTATGTATAAGTTGCGCCCGCGAATCGACGGCTCTGCGCCGGCAACATTTGGCGTGAATGATGCGGATGGGTACGAATTTAATCGCCCATACGCGAGAGCCGGGTCATTTAGTTCTGTTATATTTCCGGTCATTTTGCGAAATAAATCCTTTTTTTCAGCAGAAAAATCTCGGTCGACCATAGCTGCCATATATTCCCCGCTATATCGTTGTAATGTCAAAGAACCACATGTAATTACGATTTCTTTAATCATATGAGTTCCTATATTTTTAATCCATTTAAACTCGTACGGCGCCCATTTATATGCCGTATCGGCAGTCGGTGGGTAAACTGGACTCCATATATCAGGCAATGTAACGACTACATATGTGTCCATTAGCAAATCTGCATAACGCGGTATTTTAAAAGTGAAAGTAGACGGCTCGGTTGGGCGTAAATCTCGTTGCCCATCATAGTCGATTCGAAATTTTTGCAACCCAAAGTTACTATATTTTGCATATGTGGCTTTGAAAAACGTCTTGCATGGATTCCCTGTTAAAAAAACATTGTTTGCACCAACCGCAACTATATTTAGTAATCCACCTGCCATTAATTAAGTTATATACTATATTTTTATTATATTTGTTTCTATATAGATATTATAAATGCAACTCGATAATTTTCATTTCATATTAGGTATCATTGCAATATTTCTTATTTTATATATTTTATACAACTTGAAGTACAAAAAGCGAGTTGTAATTGATATGGTCACTTCACCTGCGATTGAGAATTTTACCGCAGACGACGATGCTAAAAAAGAAGTGGATAAAGTAGTATCTAAATATAACCAATTTAACAACATGCAAAGTATAAAAGATAAATTTACGAATATGCCAATTCATGAATATTGCATTAAATCCTCATATAACAGTGCGCGTAGCGGCGATTATGTAAGTACACAAATGATAGAGGCAGTATTGAAGCGCGGATGTCGTTTCCTCGATTTTGAAGTGTTTTATATACAAGAAGGTAATTTGTATATACCGAAAATAGCGGTCTCTTCTGATATAAACTATGCGGTTCTCGATACAAAGAATAGTTTATCGTTGGATGAGGCGCTGGCCACAGTCGCGACAAACGCCTTTTCACAAACATCGCCGAATAACAATGACCCGATATTTGTAAACCTTCGATTAAAATCCAGAGATTCTAACATATACCAAGCTGTTGCTAAATCTATCGATGCGAATCTAAAAACCGTCGCATATACAGGTAATATAACTGCGGATACAAAACTAAGCGAAATTATGCGAAAAGTGGTTATCGTAATGGACAAAACGATTCAGCCTGAATACAGACAATATGCGGAATGCAAATCGGGCGATACGAGCTGTTTTAGTATAACCAATTATATGAACCTCGAAAGCGGAAGTGAATATTTGAATTTATATCAGTATACGGATTTGCTTAATCACGCGAACAGACCAGTTTTACTGAAAGATGACAATGTTCGCACAACCGCTACAAACATGAAAATGGCGGTACCTGACCGCGTATTAAATACAGCAAACCCCGCATTCAAAGAGTTTGTAGTGAAGCATGGATGTCAAAACGTGTTGTACCAATTTCATATTGTAGACGACAATTTGGCTGCATATGAGGAGTTCTTTAATGATATGATGGGAGGTATCGTCCCACTATCAGTCGTACTACCCTATTTTGTGAAAAAACAATAAATATTTTGTATGCAATCCATCGGTTTAGCAAACCGTACATATAATTATTTCTAATGGTATTATATTAGAAATAATGGTTAGATCGTCCCATACCAAAACCCAAAAAAAACGTAAATATAAAAACACAATATGTGAAGATAGTATGACGTTTGAAGAATGTGAACTGGCAATATTGAGACATGCCGTCGATGAAACCGAGAATATGCAGGGCCAGAAAAAGGTAAACAACAAGGATGTTCAAATAATGCTATCCATCGTAGAAGACTTTATCAAGAAGAAGCACCTGATTTGCTACGGCGGAACTGCAATTAATAACATATTACCAAAATATGCGCAGTTTTATAAACGCGACATTGAGATTCCCGATTATGACTTCTTTTCGGCGAATGCCTTAGACGATGCGAAAGAATTGGCCGATATATATTTTAAGGCGGGATATACTGATGTAGAAGCCAAATCCGGAATGCATTATGGAACATTCAAAGTGTTTGTGAATTTCATACCCATTGCCGATATTACATATTTACACCCCGATATATATAAGTCTATCTCAAAAGATGCAGTACAAGTTGCCGGTATCAAATATAATCCGCCCGATTATTTGCTAATGGCCATATATTTGGAATTGTCGCGACCTGCTGGAGACGTTTCGCGGTGAGTGAAAATAACAAAGGGTTTG